TAACGCCAAACAAGCCAGAATCAAAGCTGGTTCTGGTGAAAAGATGAACAAGGTAGGTTCTAAAGCCGCACCTACAGCCGCTGACTTCAAACAGGCGGCTAAGACTGCAAAGAAGCCTAAAAAGGCTGTGTAAGTTTGTGTAAGTTTAACTGGAGATAGATATGAAAATGTTGAAAAAATTGGTTCGTGGTGGCGCAATTGCCTCAAGTAAGAAAATGGCTCCTGCTATGGGGGGTGCTGTGGCTGCTGCTCCAAAAAAGATGGCTCCTGCGCTTGGTGGTGCTGTTGCTGCTTCTAAGCAAATTCAACCAGCTTTAGGCGGTGCTGTTGCACAATCTCCTAGTAAAGCACCTCTGAGCAACCTTCGGTCTTCAGTAAAGTCAATGGCTGCTAATGTCAAAACTGCTGTTGCAAAAAAACCAGCATTGCAAAAAGCGGTCGCATCACAAGCCAATAAACCTGTCGGCAGATTGGTTGGTGGATTGTCAAGTAAATTCCTAAAACGCCGTTAATTATGAAATCTCCCACTTGGCAAACAAAAGCTGGTCAAAATCCTCGTGGCGGCTTGAATGCCAAGGGGAGAGCCTCTTATAATGCAGAAACTGGTGGCAATCTCAAAGCACCAGTAAAGTCGGGGGATAACCCCCGCAGAGCAAGTTTCTTGGCTCGTATGAGTGGCAATGATGGCCCTGAATACGACAAGAAAGGTGAACCAACAAGACTGCTTCTTTCGCTAAAGGCTTGGGGTGCTAACTCCAAAGCTGACGCAAAGGCAAAAGCTCAAGCTATATCCGCAAGGAACAAAGCAAAGGCTAAAAGCAGATGACATACCTAGAACTTGTAAACGATGTCTTAATTCGGTTGCGTGAACCAACTGTAGCAACCGTTACTGCAACAAGCTATTCCACTTTGATTGGCAAGTTTGTCAATGATGCAAAGCGTCAGATTGAAGATGCTTTCTCGTGGAATATCTTGGGTACAACAATTACCATCACCACATCGGCTGGTACTTACTCCTATGCCTTGACTGGTTCTGGTCAGAAGTTTCAAGTTATTGATGTTCTGAACACAACTAGCAATATTGGCATGAAGAACATTGACTTTGCGTCAATGAACCGCAAACAGAATTTCTCTACGCCTGTCAGTGGCATCCCTTCAGAATATGCATTTGATGGCGTTAATGGAAGCTACGACACTAAGGTAAATATTTACCCTCGTCCTGATGGCGTGTATACCATCCCATTTAGCTTGTCAGTGCCACAGGCCACATTGACTTTAGACCAGACTGTAGTGCTTGTCCCTGATGTTTTGGTTGTCCAGAATGCTTATGCTCGTGCTTTGATTGAGCGTGGTGAAGATGGTGGTTTGGATTCCTCTGAGGCCATGTTGTTTTACAAGGCAATGTTGGCTGACTATATTGCTCTGGAAGGCACTCGTTACCCCGAAAATCAGGAGTTTGTGGCTATATGAGCAAGCCATTGATGATCTATGGCATCTCAGCCCCCGGCTTTTTCGGGCTGAATACCCAAGACTCGCCTTTAGATTTGGTGTCTGGGTTTGCGTCTATTGCCACTAATTGCGTTATTGACCAGTATGGTCGTGTTGGTTCACGCAAGGGTTGGTCAAGGGTTAACTCGTCTTCAGGCAATCTTGGCGCAAACAACATTGGTGTTATCCATGAATTAGTCCAAGTTGACGGTACTTTGACTACCCTCTTTGCTGGCAACAACAAACTGTTCAAGTTGGATGGAACCAATGCTGTTGTCGAGTTGACCTATGGGGGAGGGGGTACTGCTCCTACCATTACAGCTAGTAACTGGCAGTGTGCATCCTTGAATGGCATCACTTACTTCTTCCAGCTTGGTCATACGCCTTTGATCTATGACCCTGCTGTTAGCACCACAACATATCGCAGAGTTTCAGAGAAGACTGGCTATGCTGGTACTGTTCCACTTGGAAACATTGCTGTTTCTGCCTTTGGTCGATTGTGGGTTGCTGAGACATCTAGCGACAATGTAACTATCACCTTCTCTGACTTGTTGGCTGGTCATGTGTGGACTGGTGGCACTTCAGGCACGTTAGATGTATCTAGAGTTTGGCCTAATGGCGCAGATCAGATCATGGGCTTAGCTGCTCATAACAATTACTTCTTTGTGTTTGGCAAGCGTCAAATCTTGGTTTATGAAGGTGCTACAACGCCTTCGACTATGGCTTTGGCTGACACCATCGCAGAGATTGGTTGCTTGTCTAGAGACTCTATTGCCACTACTGGCACTGACATCATCTTCTTGTCAAACAGTGGTGTGCGTAGTCTGTTGCGTACTATTCAAGAGAAGTCTGCACCTTTGCGAGACTTGTCTAAGAATGTGCGTAATGACTTGATGACCAATGTGAGTTCTGAAGTCTTGGCAAACATCAAGGCTGTTTACTCAGAATCTAACGGTTTCTACTTGTTGAACTTGCCTGTTACTAAGATGACCTATGTATTTGATACAAAGGCACAGTTACAAGATGGTTCTGCAAGAGTAACGACTTGGGACTCGATTGAGCCTACTTCTCTGTACTCACGCCGTAATGGTGACTTGCTGATTGGTAAGAATGGTTATGTTGGTAAGTATGGTACTTATCTAGACCATGCTACGACATACCGTATGCAGTACTTCACCAACTACGCAAACCTTAACGAGACAGAGGTTACATCTGTTCTCAAGAGGATTTCGGTTGTTGTCATTGGCGGCTCTAATCAAGGCTTCATTATCAAGTGGGGCTACGACTTCTCTGGTCAGTACTATTCGGCAACATTGGACATTCCTGTTACTACTGTTGCTGAGTATGGAACGGCAGAGTATGGTGCTAATGGTGTTCCTGTTGCTTACTATTCTGCTGGCATTCAGTTGAGTACATTGACTGCACCAGCATCAGGGTTTGGTAATGTTGTGCAGACTGGATATGAAGTGCAGATCAATGGTTCGCCAATCAGCATTCAAAAGATTGAAATTCAAGCCAAAGATGGCAAAACGGTTTAAGGAGATACAGTGAGTAATTACACAAAAACCACGAATTTTGCGGCTAAAGATGCTTTGGCCTCTGGCAATGCTGGCAAGGTTGTCAAGGGTTCTGAGATTGACACTGAATTTACAAACATTCAGACTGCCATTGCAACCAAGGCTGATGGCACTTTTACGAACTTCTCGTTTGTAGAGACATCTAACGTCTTGTACATCTACAACTCATCTACTGCTGTTGCAAAGATTGATGCTAGTGGTAATTTCACTGTGTTGGGCAACGTGATTGCTAATGGCACTATTTAAGGAGAAGAACAATGGCAACACCACAAGAAGCTGAACAAATCAAACGTGACTTGATTGAGTCAATCAAAGAGGAGGGTCTTGACCCGAATATGTTGATGCAACTTGGCGACATGGCTGAAGCAGTCTTAAAAGACAAGTCTTTGTATCCTCAGTTCTTGCAAGCTGTTATTGATAACGATTTGGCTGAAGAAGCAGATTTATCTGGTGAAATTGACTATCAACTTATTGGGTTGTTTATTACCACACGAGAAATTGTCAAAGAAATGATGACCTCTGGCGAGTTAGGAGTTTGATATGGGATTAAAGAAACTTGGTAAATGGGTAAAGAAGAACATTAAGCCCATAGCGACAGTTGCGGCTATTCTTTACCCGCCACTCATTCCAATGATTGGGACTACTTTAGGTGCTACTAGTGCGGCATCTGCGGCTATTGTTGGTGCGGCGGCTCTTAGTGGTGGTGCAAGTGCTATTGCTGGTGATTCAACAAAAGACATTATAAAGAATGCGGCTCTTGCTGCAACATTTACTGCTGGCGCAAATGCGATAAGAGGTGCAACTGCGGCTAGTGGTGCGGCTGGTGCTACTACTGGCGTTGACATGGCTCCTGTTGGAGATGCGGCAAATGCCACCAGTTCATATACTGGCGCAACATCTGCCCCGCCACCATCAGGTATGTTTTCAGCCCCTGTAATGGCTCCTTCTGTTGCGCCTTCAACTACAGGTGGTGAGGGTTTGTTTACAAGTTC